CCTCATTTAACGCATTAAAAAGTCAGCAAGACTACTTTGAGGATGCTACCGGGTTGAATGTGGAAATGATTAAGAAGGGGAGGTTTTTGTACATGGACATAAACACTAACGAGATACCAAGTAAGTTAGAATACGTTTGGGATTATAGCGGAAAATTAGACTTGCCTATACCTGTCGGAATTAGCAAGCAGGGACTAGAAGTGCTACCGCTTGAAGAATCTCCGCATCTACTTGTTGCCGGAGTACCGGGGTATGGAAAATCAAACTTTCTGCATGTCCTTATTGCTTCATTGCTGCCAGTAGCACGAATAGGAATTATTGACCTAAAGCGGTTAGAATTCGCCTATTTGAAGGATTATGCGGCATTAGCAAAGACAGAGGAAGAAGCGTTATTGTTGATGCAGTCTGTCGAGAAAGGCATGGAGCAGCGTATAAGGACATTAGAAAAGGCAAAGGTAGTTAAAATTCAAGACTACAATAAAACAGCGAAAGAACCATTACCATTTATTGTTGTCGTGATTGACGAACTAGCAGAAATATCTTGCAAGGATACAATCAAGTTAGTTGACCGCATAACCAGACTTGCTAGGGCGGTTGGAATATCTGTAATAGCGGCAACACAAAGACCGTCAACAAAGGTTTTGCCGGGCGACACAAGGGCAATGTTCCAAGCGAGGTTATGCTTTCAAGTTGCCGACGAATTAAATAGTCGCATGGTGCTAGGTGAAAATTGCTCTATTGCCGCACATTTGCCGGGAATAAAAGGCAGGGCGATATATAAGTTTGGTATGGATACCAAGGAAGTACAGACAATGCACCTGCCAGTCAAACAGGCAAAAAATCTATTGAAAGGCAGGGATATGGATGTTTTTAACGAGTGGTGCAATGTCTCACAGAAAACACGGCTATTGCCGCGATAACGAAATAGCATGGCGCGTAGGTAGTCATAAATGTCTTAACGCCGAACAGGTACAGGTATTACTATTCCCATTGACCGCATCTGGTAAAAGAAAATGTCAGCAAAGATTAAAGAGGTTGACCGATCAGTTAAGGTTACGACGTTTCCGTTATTCGCCAGAAGAACCATACGCATACTTCCAGAAGGAAATTAAACAGATAGAGCATACCGTATTGCTTAATTGGGCGGTTATCTGGATAGAGCGACAATTGAAGTCATGGGAGGAAATTTACTCCGTAGACTTCAATTATGACATGAAAATACTAATTACAGATTGCTTTATTGCTATTAAAAATACAATCACGGGTCAGTTTAGGTTTCTGTTTATCGAAATGGACATTCATCATCCGGGTAACGAGTTTGATAAGGTGCGGAAATATAATAAGTTGTACGATAATTTACCAGATCAATGGTGGGTAAAGCATACTAAGCGGTTTCCTGCCGTTTTAATAGTCACTAACGACGAGCGAAAGTTAAAGGAAATTAACAAAATGATTAAGTCGGAGAATAAAAACGGGTTGGAGTTTAGAAGTTATCTTGTGGGAAATTTACGCCGGGAGGTGCTGGGATGAGGTATATTGCGGCAATAATCGGGTTACTACTATCTCCAATGGTTGCGTTTGCATTGTCGGAAGGTTTGCGAAATACGATGTCTAAAACTTTTGGCTGGGGTGGTGTAGGTAACAAGATAGTCATTCTCATGGTAATAGCGGTAGGGAGTTGGGTTGCTGAAATGGTTGCCGGTGCTGTTGGCAAGGGTAACTTTTGTGCCGTGATAAAAATAGTAGCAACTTTTCTGGCCATAATATTAGTTATCGGGGTTGCCTTAGATTTATTAGATCACGTATCAAGAATATTTGTGTAGGTGATGCTATGTTTACTATTATACAGGTTATAGTTTTTGTCATTGTATGTGTGTGTTTGCCTGAGTTGATGCTGTTGGCGTTGGTTGGTCTAATTGGTTTTATCGTCTGTAAGGTGACAAATAGGAGAAGTATAGGACAAATGATATTGCTATTAGTTGTGTTCTTAGGACTGGATATTATTGTTAGTAGGGTGCAGGAGATAATTGACTTTGGGAAGTTCATTAATTAACGAGTTAGTCGGTCGGTTGTTTGGTCGGTTAGTCGGTCAGTCAACTTGTCCACGTTTCGCGCTGCTGCCATTAATCCGTCGTTCCTCCTGATTATATACCGGAATTTTACGCTTGTCCATTTTGCTGTATTTGCTGGGTTTTTAAGGTGTTATCCGTTCTTTAGGTGTGTAGGGGTGCGAATAGGTTAACGAATGGAGAACGATCAGTATGACGAATAATTTAAAAGGAGTTGTTTTTAATGAAAAGAGAAGATTTTTCTAAGGTATTTGAAATTTTCCATGCCAAAATAGATAAACTTGATACTGACTATGAAAATGGCGTCGAGGAATTCGACAAGGCAATGGATGTTTGTATGTCTTTACTTGCTATATGCGAGGTATTTGCCGAGAATATGCCCGATGAAGTATTAGATGCGATTGATATTAAATGGGAATAGGAAAGTCTGTAACCCGAAAGGGTTATTTTTTTTGAGTAACTTTGTGCTGGATACGGTAGAAAAGTGTTGCATTGTATGTCTAAACGGTATATAATATATGTGAGGTGAGCAGAATTGAAGCGCAGAAGTATTTTTATGGATGATGAAAGACACGGTAAATTAAAGAAGGAGGCATGTAAGCAGAAGTTAAAAGTTTCAGAGTTAATTCGTCGGATTATTGATGAATGGTTGGATAATAGAAAGGATGATAACCAATGAACCCATACGGAACACTTGCTACTGCATGGATTGGTGTTAGTGTCTGCGTTATTGCCGCACCATATTTAACGCATAATGCTAATTGTTTATGGGCGTTTATGATACCTGCGCTAATTGGGGTGAAAAGTTAGCAATAAGAAGGAAGGAGGAAAGTTAATGAACATTATTGATGCTATTGTAGAATTAAACTCCGAGATTTGCGAGGATAATCCAAAACTATGCGGCGAAGGTATTCAGTTCATGTATTACACAAATGGTTTTGCCGATATAGTAAATTTCCTATGATATGAAGTCTATAGCTCCGACAGTGACATGGAGGAAGATGTTGAGGCGGCAGGTGGCATTAAGCAGTTTCTTATCGTTAAAGTTAGGGAGTATGTTGACATTGTTAGTAGTGTTGAAGTATTTCAGAATAAGAAGGGAGATTCTAACGAATTCTTCTTTCAACTTGTTCGTAGTTTTCTAGTCATGACACCATGTGTTGTTAGGGCGAGAAGTGACCATGCCTGTGCTGATTGCGCTATTACAGATAGTTGTGATTGGTATAAATCTATGATTGATATTGCTAGTAAATTAAAGGTGAGGGAGAAGGACTAATGGAAGTAGGTCAGAGGGTTTATGTGAAAGACCACTACAGCAGCAACAAAGAACCGAATGAATATGAGGTTATGAAGGTTGGAAGGAGTTATTTTTACATTGCTATAAATAACACTTCTAGACTATTCAAATGTGAGATTAAATCTCTTAGGTGCATTGATAGTCCTGGATTTAAGATATGCCTGTCAATGCAGGAGTATCTTGATGAGCAGGAGTTTACTTCCGTTCTAAGATACATAGAGAGGAAGATTGGGTGTCCTTATAAGAACAATATCACTCTTGGTAAGTTGCGGAGGATTAGGCGCATCATTGACGGAGGGGAGGAAGTAGAGTGAAATACAAAGAACTTATGAAGCACAGTCAGACACTAGAACGCAAAGTTGCCGCATTAAAGGAAGAAAACAAGTCATTCATTGGGCAGATTGACGAGTTGGTGCGCATTGAACCGATCGACTTAGAGAAAGATTCATTTGAATGGTATTGCCCATATTGTGCAGACAAAAACATTGAACAGGGGATATTATCTGTTTATGATGAAATTAAGTGTAGTAACTGCTCTATGGTATTTAGAATAACTATTGAAAGGAAGAAGTAAAGTTAACATGACCTTCGACTACAACAAAACAGAATCGGAACACTGCCTTGGGTGCGGTAGAAAGTTGACCGCTGCGGAGAGGGCAGAGGGGAAATGCGATAAATGTGGGGAGGAAGTATGAATGGGTGTATACGACCAGGTAATACAGGAACCATGCCCTAAGTGTGGCGAAGCAATGTACTCAGAAGGAGTTTCCAACGACATAGGTTATTGCTATCCACCGTTTCATTGTGAAAAATGCGGATACTCTGAAAGATGCGGATATGAGGGTATGAATTGTAATAAATGCGACCAATACGAGAAATGTTTTGGTGAATTGGAGGTGTAAAATGAAAACAACACCAATTCGTAACTGCCAGTCGTGCGGCAAACAATTTACTGATGGCGATATAGTGTATTATGCACGGTTGGACAACAACATCGTTTGCCCTGAGTGTTCGTATGGGCATAGCATCAGGGAGAAAAGACTTGTTGAGATAGAAAACTATTGCAGTCCTCCGATTGCTCGCTACAATGCCCTTGTGAAGATTTTAAAAGGTGTCGGTATTACTCCTACTCATGCCGAGGAAAAGTTTTTACTGTGGTTTAGTACGTGGGATAATGAAACTTCTGCAACCTTGCGTGGGTTACTGGAGAAGTGCTTGGGGGTGGGTGGTAATGGTGAATAGTCAAATTAAATTCTACTCAATACCGAAATGGGCGAAGTATATTGCTCAGGATGGCAGATCGGAACATGTGTCTGTCGTGGTTAGTAGTACCTTGAAGGAGGTTAGTCGTTGAGCAATCAACTCCTAAATAACATTACTGAGGCAGAGATTGAAGAGCAGGGCAAAGCAATGGTCGATATTTACTGTGAAGATTGCGACTACACTACAGGATACATGGACTATAAGAGTGCTGTGTTTAAGATAAATATGCAGGGCGGTTACTTTATGTATGACGGTGAGGGTGGGGATGAAAACAGGTGTCCTATGTGTAAGAATGATAGTTTAGTCATTACGGATTAGGGGGAGGTTAACCGTTGAGTAAATGCCAAACATGCATACACTATCGTTATTCTGCCGGTGTTGCCCCATCATTAGCCAAAATACTAAATAAGAAGTTGCCGTCAAGGGCAACAAATTACTGTGATTATGCTGAAATTAGTTGGCAAAGAAATTCTGCCGAAGTTAAAAAACCGAGAAGCATTAAATGTGATTATAGGATGAAAGAAATGTACTGTGATGATTGCGGTAAATCAATAAAGAATAACTCTGATGTGTGGATGATTCTTTCGTCAAAATCTTATATATGCAAGAAATGCGGTAAGGAGAAGGAGAATAATGAGCAACCTTAAATCCAAAATACATACGTGCCGAGAGAAATTGGCGTATGTAAGAGAAGTATTACAGGACAGGAAGGATGATCGGTTAGCGGAAATGGTTGGCGAGGTAAGTAACACGTTGAATAGTATGTACCCTGAGATTAACAGGTTCAAGCAACATATTAACCGATTGACAAGTAAATTGTAGGGGTGATTATTTGGATATAGATAAAAGATGGCGCAAAAGAAGAAAAATATTAAAAGACAATGACTGGCAGTACGACCGACAAAGCGAGTCTTATTCTTCTCCTGTCGGAAGTTGTGATTTTGCTTATGATCTAAAGACGTATTCTGATGATAAGTTTAGTGCAGTAATTGAAGATAATAGAATTGAATAAATTAAACTCTTAACAACTTCCTCCACCACGGCAATTTCTTCTCTGACCGCCAATGCTCGATAAATTCATCGACACGAGAAACACGATTAATAAGATGCTCAACTTTTTTGACGAGTTGGGCATCAGAAGGTAGGTATTTATGGGATTAAGAAAAATGACAATGGGTAAATTCTCTTGGAATGAGAGATGTAAAATATGTGGTCAACATATTTTAGAAGGTGAAAAATTTTATGTAGTATATCCTTCACATAATAAAGATGAAACATTAACATGGGGAATTGTTCATGCAAAAGAATTAGACTGTATATCTGAAGGATTATCAGAAGAAGAAAAAATGGATAAGTTGCGCGGCATTAAAAAACCAAGGTTCAAAGGTTTCACCGAAGAGCAAAAGGTAAATGCCGAATTATTTAAAGAATTGTGCCGCAAGAGAGGTTACGTAAAAAGCACAATCTCAAAAAGAACTATGAAGTTTAGTAAAAGAGGTACATCTTTTAAGATTACATATGACGTGATTACAGAAAGCATATCATATGATTATAGGTGCAAAGGATTATTTGACGGACTATTTATAATGACAATCATATCTGAATTAAAGCATGAATTTGATAAATTGCAGGGCAAGGAACCATGTGAAATAGTAACCGTGAGCAGTATTATTGGTGAAGCAATTAAAAAGGCAAATGAAATTATGGGTAAGTGATAACCGCTTTGGCGGTTTTACTTTTTCCAGAACTTCCACCAGGACCGCTTACTTTGTGCCGCCAAAATATCTTCATTCTGTTTCTTAATCCACTCATATTCCTTTAGGATATTCTCAGCATTACTATAACTATCATTCTTAACATTTTCTATGACGGTCAGGACTTCTTTTTTCTCCATGTCCTTTTCTCTCTTTAATTCCTCAAACATGGATACGGTCAATTCCTGTTGCTGCGCCAAAAGTTTCTCAAAATATTCTCTCTGTTTATCTAATTCATGCCTACTTTCCTGCTTAATGTCGGACAAGGCAATAGTAAAATCTTTTATAGCGGAGGTGTATGCGTTTAATTCGTCACGGGTAACGAAATTTTCTACAACGGAAGGAATATATTCTACCTCATTAGAGTTATCCACAGTTTCCACTTCTATTTCTATGTCCTGCTCTAATTCTTCTACCTCTTCTATTGATGGAATTTCAACGCCATCAGGTTTTCCATGCTGCCACTTTTCCAGGTTTTCTATGCTGATCATCTTCTTGTTTCTATCCCATAGATAGGGCATACCATCTTTATTTATGCGGTTTCTAATAGTCTTTGTAGTACAGTCAAGATACTTGGCCGCTTCTTCTACGCTGAGATATTCATTTTCTGCTTTTCCTACTAATCTGATTGTCACTTTTCCCACTTCCTCCGTGTTTTCTATCTTATTTCTATCTAAATTTCTAGCTAAATACATCTTAATTGCATTACTCTTATTAATTAAAACCTTATAATCATAATCATCATTATCAAGATTATTATATATGTGCGAATTTTCTATGAATTTTCTATGCAATTTCTCACTAAATCCGTTCCTACTTCCTACATTCTCATAGAAACTTTCTAACTTCGCAAGTGCCTGTCCCATCAATTTTCCCTCCACATCTAAAATTTCCACAGCGGAGAGTCTTGACATTTTGGCTGCATTTGCGTAAAATAATAAACAGCAAAGCAGGCAGGGGCAACGCCTCCGCTTTTGGATAAAAACCACCTTCACCTTGGCCGGGAGGGGTGGTTTTCGGCTTTAATTGACAATAATTTTAGCATTACCCGGTAAGTAATGCAATACATTATTAAACCCCTCCGCGATGGAAGGGGTTTTTGTTTTACCTTACAGACCCGGCGCAGGCGTATTCTTCCCTGGCATCAACCAGGGACATATCCTGCTTCGTATGACCATACCTTACTATCTTATTTACCTCATTGATACCTTCATGGGTGATGTTCTTGTCAACGGTAATATTTTCACCGTCAACCACACAATGGAAAAGACCGCCGTAGTCTGCAACTGCATTTACTCGAATAACAATCATCCCCCTTTTTTTTGCGAACACTTGTTTTGTATTTATAATAATACACGCAAACATTCGCAAATTCAAGAAGTTAGTTTCTCATAATTCCGACAAAGTTATTACATATTTCTTACTTTAGTGATTGTTTTTAATAATTCTTCGACAATCTCAGGCGGTATTTGTTCGGTGTACGCCTTTTTAGCCAGCAACAGGTAAGGCAATGTTTCCTTATCAAGTAGCATTTGCTTTATTTCGTCGGTTAATACCTCGTTAACCTGTGAAATGTCAAAAACAGTACGAGCGTTTTCGGAAAAAAAGTACATAGGTGATACATTTAATGCGGTAGCAAGTCTCTCAATAACTTTAATGCCAGGACTTTGCCTTTTTCCGCTTTCAATTTCGGCAATGGTGTTAGTTGATATGGCCTTTGGTTCTCTTGCTGTAACTGTTCTTAGTGATAATTCATCCATACTTAAACCCCTGTTATTCCTGAGATTATACAACTTATATTTAATTTCCACCCGATATTCCCCCTTTATTATATGTTTAATTATATTTCCCGTCCTCAATTCAGTATACAGGTTGTTGTTGGTAGCGACAATTTCACGGGAAAATATACTTAATTCAGTTGACTTTATACTTTTTAAAGTATATAATGGACATAGTTGAAAGAACTTATTTTTTTGCATAGTTATACTGTTTGCAGTAACATTTTACTGAAAGGAGGACAAGTAGTTTGGATTTAACAGCGATTGGGTTAAATATCATTAAACGTCGTAAATCATTGAATTTAACCCAGGACGATATTTCAGAAAAAACTGGCATAACACAACCTAATATTTGCAAGATTGAAAACGGTCTTAATTCTAACCCGTCAGTCAATACGCTGCAACGTATCGCTGATGCCCTTGGTTGCGACTTACTGTATCTATTAGAAACTGAATCCGGTTCCGACTTGCTGAATTCATAATAGCACACATTTTTTTATAAGTCTGTGACCGTCATCACATTTTTGAAGTTTTTTTGAATTATTTTTAGGGGTGAGATAGTTATGACTAATCCGTATGTCGTTATCGAACGCAAGGCATACAAAACCTACTGCGATGATATGGGCGAAGGTAATACCTGTATATGGCAGGGCATAAATGACGGAAGGACTTGTGGAAAGAATTACGACCATTGCTGTGTAGTTTGTCCTGACTACAATTTCTGTGGTTTACCTGAAAGTTACGGTTGCTACACTGCCGATCAAATCTATCAAATGCACATCGAAAGAAAGTTATTCTAGACATTAACAGATTGAGGTGTTTGATTTTTGAATCTTTTTGAGCAAGATTATTTTGTAGTTAGGTTTGCAGATGGAACATACCGGGCAGCATCATATAATACCCTTTCCTCGTGTGGTGACATTTCCAGGGCAATGAAATACCGCTACTTAGAAGATGCAAAAGACGCTGCTGCTGATTTCAACAAGTACGGTCGTAAATGTGAGATAGTTCCGATTACTATAACTATTAAAGAGAAGGAGCACAACCATAAAGACCTTTTGGTTTATCACTTCTCACATAGATTTAATCAGAATGAAACTGGTTGGACTATCAGAACAGATCAGTATATGTGGTCTTATTGGAATATTCATGCTTTATGTGACAATAATTTTCCATACGATAACGGTTTTAATTATGGAGCATTAACGGATTGAGGTGACTAAATGAACTTAGATAAAAAACTTCACAATATGCACGAAACCGCTTTCCTGTGTCAGACTTATTGTGATTTGAGGGAAGTTGCGGTAAAGGTACATGAATTGGACGATAATGTGACTACCGAATTGCTTGCGGTCATGGATAAAATACACGCTGCAATTTGCGAGCAAGATTAAGAAAGTGGGTGCATCGGTGAGTAATGCAATAGTTGAAACCTGCGCTAACTGTAAGTTTTGGAAAGAAGTCGAAGGAAATATACCGTTTAAATGCGAGAAATGCGGCATAAAGTTTTTCACGCCGGGATGCAATCCGTGTTATTCATTTGAAGCGAAGGAGGACAAGCAGGATGTTTAAGGAGTGGGATCGGGTTGTTGTTAATGAACCAGACACGGATATAGTAAACGTCAAGGGTACTGTTATATGTGCTAGAGAAGGGCGTTTTCAGCAGTTATGTGACGTTATATTAGACGATATGGTGGCAACTTGGGATAGTCTTGAAAGATGTTTTCTACAGGAAGAACTAACTATAATCACCAACAAAGAATCATGAACACAAGCGATTATTCAGAACTAGCAAAACATACCGCATCGTGGGCGCAGGGTATCCGTGAGGGACAAGCAATATTAGTCGCGGAAACACTTGAAAGAGTGTCGGCGTACTGTTTGGAGCAGGCGAGTGTGCCGGATTTATACACAAGGGAGTCGTTCAAATGTCCGTGTGTCCATTCTGTGGAAGTAAGTTGGTGGAAGTTACTATCCCCGAAACCGATATGGAAATGGTTGCAGGGATTTTGGTCGAGAGGGAAACGCAAGACTACCGCCTGATGTGTCCTGTATCGGATTGTTATGAGGCGGCGGAGAGTGAACCGGATACAATACCATTTTAAGGGAGGTTATTGTTTTGAAAACTGCTAGTGATAGACTTAGTATTAGTGACGCACCTGATGTTTTAGGGCCAAAAGAGGTTGGTAGAATAGCGGGAGTTGCCGCAAGAACAGCTTATGAGTGGTTTGAATTAGAAGGTTTTCCGGGCAAAAAATATGGCAAGAAATATTTGGTGACAAAGAGGTCTTTTATTGAGTGGTTAGAAAATGGTTGTAAAAATAAGGAGGATTAACTTTGAAAATACAAAACCTTGTGTTAAGAAATTTCAAGGGCATTAAGGAATTTGAGTTGAATGCAGGCGGCAAAGATGTTTCTGTTTATGCCGACAATGGACTTGGGAAAACAACTATTGCCGATTCATTTAACTGGTTACTATTCGGCAAAGATTCGTTAGGCAGAGCAAAGTTTGAAATTAAGACGCTTGACAGTAACGGCAATGTCATTCATGGACTAGAGCATGAGGTAGAAGGAACTTTTGATGTAGGCGGCAAGCAGTTGAAACTTAAAAAAGTCTACAA